ACTACGACATAGTTTCGGTAAAACAGTCATTGGTCAAGCCAAGAGTGATTACTGGAAAGATGTTGTACAAAAATGTGTTGATAAAGATGCAGCAGATGGCTTGGATGCCTATGTAGTTGAGAAAGAAGCAGAGAAGACTGGCAGAATGATGTTAGCCCTATCTATGTTTCCACCAAAAAACTAATAAATAACTCCAACTTTTTATTTTTATGAATTCAGATGAACAACATGCCGAAGATTGGGCACATGTAAAAAAACATAATGAAGATATGCTACATTCTACAGGTGATAGTAAATATGAATATAGAATTAAAGCATGTGAAAGATTGTTAGCAACAATTAAATAATCAACATTATTATAACTATACATGAAAACATGTAATAAATGTGGTAAGAGAGACCTTAGTTGGAATAAGACTTGGTATGATCACAGTGGTAAATGGCAATTAGTCAATCATAAGAATAAGGATGATAAATGGTGTGTCAATAATAGTTTAAAACCTAAAGAACCAAAAGGTACAAAAAAGGATTATACCGTATGTCCACTATGTATAAAAACTAGTTTTGGTTATTGTAAAAATAATGAGTATGAATATCATAAAAAGTTATATCACCCAAACAATGAAATGTTAAGTGAGTTGAATTATATTGCAAAGTTTATGACAGCCTACACGATAAAGAAATTTTGGAAAAATGATCCACATTATGCAAAATATGTATAAGTTTATATTTAAGTTTATTTTATAAAAGTCGTATGTTTTCAAAGAAAATTACAATTAACCTTGAGAAAAAAGATGATATAATTCATTTAGAACCTATAAGTGATACTCATATTGGTCATGCTGGTTTTGATGAAGACTTGTACAATAAAAGAGTAAAAGCAATATGCAGGGATAAGAACAGATATACATTTTTTGGAGGAGATGCACTTGATGCAATTACAACATTTGATAAGAGGTTCAATCCAGACATATCATTAGAACATGACATAGACAACCAACGACAAAGGTGGCAAGACATGACACAAAAATTAATTGATATTCACAAACAACAAAAGAATGAAAAGATATGGGGATTCTTCCATGGTAATCATGACTATAAAATACCTCAAATCACCAGAGCATATTTAGAAAATACAATGTGTACACCTAATGAATTAACATTTATGGGAAGTCGTGGTGTTCTTGGACTTGAAATAAAATATAATAAAAAAATATTATCACAGTGGGCTATATTATTCATACACGGAAGTGGAGGTGGTAAACCTGAGAGAATGATGGAACAGATGAAACATAATGCATATTATGACGTGTTCCTTTGTGGACACTTGCATCAAAAGAGATATCAACCAGAATTGGTATATGATTTTGATTGGGATAGTGGTAAGACTTGGGAGAGAGACATACACCTAGGTAATACAGGCACGTTTTGTAAGACTTTAATAGAAAATACAGATGGTTATATGGATAGAAAGAATGAGATTATAGGTTCACAACTTGGTACATTGACATTATCATTTAATGCAGAGAAGGGGATTATACATGGTCATATCTAAAGTAATCAGACCTAAAAAGAAAACATTAAAAAGTTTTATAAACACAAGCACTAAGGATATAAAAATACCAACAAGAACTAAGATAATCAATGTATTAAAAGATCATGATAATGGATTACCTATAATGGAATTAATGTTTTTGGCTGGTGTCAGAAGTGGTGGAAATATACACCAATGTTTAAAGTTTATGGTAAGGGCAAAAGAGGTTATAAAAGAGACATGTCCTCATTGTAAAAATACAGAACTATATAAACTGGTTTTATAACTCTTGTATAATTAGACAAGTTTATATTTATACAGAACCAAACATCCATATGTTTATCAATATTTGTTGGATAAAAAATGGTCAAACTAAAAAATCATTACTATCTATGGATAAAGCAACACACATGGTTCAAAAACTAGAAAATCAAGGAATTAAAACTTGGTTAGAGTCAGATAATCTTACTGTTTAAACAGTAACAACAACTATTTTTTTTATTTTTTTCCATTCTTATCAAAATTATTAGTTAAATAATTAAATAACTTTCTAGTCACAAATATGTTATATAACTTCATGTTTTCTAGTCACAGCTAAGTTATATAATTATATAACTTTATTTTTTCTGTACTACCCTCTCTATGTCTTTATTTTTTCTAGTAACACATATATATCCTCAAATTATATAACTTTCATGAAGTTCAGTAAAATAACAGCAATATCAATTAGTCCAAGTACAAAACCAATCTTTGAATCATTTGATACTCTTAGACCAAAACATACATCATTCAGTTTGTTCCTAGCAATAGCATTAGATGAATATGTAAAAAGTTATAAAAAAGTAAGTAACTCTAGATATCCTAGGGTTATGGATAGAATTGATTTATGGCATGATTGTATAAAGGATATGTCAAATGATGACTTGATTAAAACAAACAAAAGAATATCACAACTAGCAAATAAATTAAGAATGGAATTGGAGAGTAGGGTATGACAAAAACTGATTCAAGAAAGATAGATGAATTGGTAGAGGCTTTATACAAAAACAAGTATTCTGATGTTATAGACCAACTTAGACCAAACAGTAAAATATCAATAAACCCTTCACAAAAAGGATTCATAGATGTATACATAGAATATCCAAATGACTTTTTAGGCTCACTACGAGAGGCAATTTACCGTGTAAAGTCACACAAAGATGGTGACTTGGAGTTGATTCGTTCCTCATTTAAAGCAATTAAAATTAATCTTATTGGTGAACTATTGATGAACATGCATGATATTAACACCAAACATGAAAACACTACAGTTACATTTGAATGTCAGGTATTGGCAACTGATTTACCAAAATCTTATATTAAAGAGGCTAAATTTGACTGTCCTCTTTGTGGTAATGAATATGATGAGAAATGTACCATTGATAGAATTATAATTGTTCCAACATGTCACAATCCTTCATGTAAAAAGGCTAAAACATTGATACGAACAAATGAAATGATTACTGATGATATACAGACTATATTAATGCAAGAGCCTATGGATAAGAGTAAAAAGAGTTCACCAGTCATATTTACAGGTAAACTTGTAGGTGGTTTATGTAGAACATCATATGTAGGTCAAAAGAAGTTGATTACAGGGCTGTTTAGAACTGCTGTTGATTTTAAGAAAAATGAACATGAAGTGTTTATAGATATTATGTCAGTTCAGGATATGGATGAAAACAAACCAACATTACCTAATAAGAGTGAGATTAAACAACTTAAAAATGATTCAAAACAGGATGGATTTATAGATAAAGTAATAGGTTCATTTGCACCAGCAATATTTGGGTATAAGGATATTAAACTAAGTATACTATTACAGTTGGCAGGTGGAGTTAAGACTCAAAAGAGGGGGGATATTAACCTGTTTTTAATAGGTGATCCAAGTATGGCAAAGAGTGAGTTGTTAAAATTTGCAAGTAAGTTGGTAATAAAGTCAATCTACACAAGTGGTAGAGGTTCATCAGCAGCAGGATTAACCATAGGAATAGTAAAAATGAGTGATGGTAGAAGTATTGCACAAGCAGGAGTATTACCAATGTGTGATGGTGGACTTGCATGTATAGATGAGTTTGATAAGATGGGTGAAGATGATAGAAGTGCAATGCATGAAGCAATGGAACAACAAACAGTAAGTATAGCAAAGGCAGGAATTGCAATGACATTACCAAGTCGTACAAGTGTACTTGCAGCAGCCAATCCAAAGTGGGGTATGTATGACAGTGATAACTCTCTAAGAGATAATATTAATATACCAGCACCACTCCTAAGTAGATTTGATTTGATTTGGCTAATACAGGATAAGGTAAGTATGACAAGTGACCGTATGAAAGCAAACCATATCTTGAATTCATTTGAAATGTCTATGGATGATGATTGTTATTTGAAACAAGATGACTTGTCAAAATATTTAAACTATGTCAAATCATTTAAACCAAAACTTACTGATGATGCCAAAAAATCACTATTAGATATTTATGAGAAGATGAGAAAAGTAAGTTCCAAGAGTGACATACCAATCGGAACAAGACAACTTGAAGCAATAGTAAGACTTAGTATGGCATATGCAAAACTACATTTCAAGGAAGATGTTGATGTAAGTGATATTAATATCATAAAATTATTACTTGAAAAACAATATGAATCATTTGGTAGTAGTATTAGTCAAGGTGGTGTACAAACCCAAATATTTGTTGATGGAAAGTCAGTAAAGGAACATGATATACTAACTGTATGGAACTCCTGTAAGAATATAGAAGGTAATGTTAGACTTAGAGAGTTTGAGAAGGCATTGATTAATAGTGGAATGTCTCAGGAGAAGGCAGAATCAACCATATCAAAATGGGAAACACAGGTATTAAAACTCAACAGTGATGGCACACATACAAGAATGTAGTAAGATTAATATTGAAGTATATTTACTAATATATTGTGATGGTTATTGAAGACGACTCTATTGAGTCAGAAGAAACACTAGACGAAACTCAGACTCCCACGGAAACAACGGAGATAGCAGCAGTTGATCTAGAATTGGGAGTAGACCAGCTTAAAGGTGTTGGTGCTGTAACTCAGAAAAAATTAGAGACCTTCGGTGTAACCTCACTCATAGATCTATGTATTAGAGGTGCTCAGGAAATTAAAGAAATCACAGGTGTGGCAAAACCAACTTGTGATTCTTGGGTATTTCAATCACAAAAGTTGTTAGAAGAAAATAATATGATTAGAAAATCAGATATGAGTACTGTTGATTTATGGAATTATCAGAAATCATATCCAGTAATTGCTACAAAATGTATAGAGGTTGATAATTTAATTGATGGTGGTGTAAGACCAGAAGCCACTTATGAAGTGTATGGAGAGTTTGGAGCTGGTAAAACTCAGTTTTGTAACTCACTTGCAGTAGAATCAATACATGATGGTAACAATGTTATATGGATAGACTGTGAAGACACATTCAAACCTAACAGAATAGCAGGGATATTAAAAGCAAGAGAATATGCAGAGAATGATGAAGAATGTATAGAGTATCTTAATAGAATTACCTACCTTTATTGTCCAAATACAGAACAACTAATGGGAACTATCAATGGACTTAGTAAAATATTAGATGCTAAGAAACCTAAACTTGTAATATTAGATGGAGCAATAGGACAGTTCAGGGAAGAATATTTAGGTAGAGGAACTTTAGCAGAGAGACAAATGCAGATAGCAAGATTAATGAGTCATATCAAAAATATATCATTTTACTTTAGATGTGCTGTAGTATTTACTAATCAAGTACAAAGTGATCCAAGCATGATGTTTGGTGATCCAATAAAACCTATAGGTGGTAATATTGTTGCTCATGCAAGTGGTTATAGGTTATACTTTAAGAAATCAGGTAAAAAAAGACTAGCAAGAATGATAGACTCTCCTGAACATGCTATGGCAGATGCAGAGTATATTTTAACTGCTAAAGGCATAGATAATGTCGAATAAGAAAGAAGAATCTGACAAGTTAAAGAGAAAGATAGCTGCAAAGAAGCAGTTTGATTTGAAATGTAAGGTATGTCATAAGAAATTCGGGAAACATTTTACATTTCATCATAAAAGATACTTGGTAAGTGATAAGATTTATAGTGATTTTAAGACAACATATGATTATAATCTCTATGTACTACCAATAATAGACAAAGATCCCAATAGATTTGTATTATTATGTAAAGGACACCATACTCTAGTAGAGAAACTTAAACGATTCAAGTTAGATAAGTTAGAAAGGTTATTCAAGGTAGTAAAGGAGAGTAAATAATGGAGATAATAGGACAGGGAGAAGTGGCTGCATTAGAGATAATCAAGGATATGTTTGGTAATAGTTGTGAATATCTTACTCAAGTCAAACTATCTGATATGATTACTGCTGAATATCTTGAGACATTAAGTGATAGACAATTAAAAGAAACAATAGACATTGTAGTATTAACAGGATTTCAATATCTAGCAATAAGAGTACAAGATAAACATCATTCCAGTGCAAGAATGGCTACAATAGATAATATTCAAAAACTAATGCTTGAATGGAATGGGTGGAAAGTAGTAGATATTTGGCACTATGAATGTAAGGAACTTTGGAAGGATAAGGTCAATAAAAGGTCAAGATTAGAATTAGAGTTGGCTATTAAGGAATCAAATATCGAATAGTTTATATATAAGTGTTATAAACATTTGCTATGTATCGTAATTCTTATCAAATAACAGAAGATATTTTGGACACTGTTGCATATAGTGGTATGGAAGGAGTATCAATAACACCACTCATTAGAAAATCTAATCTATCTCACAAAAGAATGATAGGGTTTATTAATAAATTAACACAGTCAAACTTGGTTAATAAAATAGAAGTTAAAGGTAAATATACTTTTATTATAACTGAAAAAGGTAGAGTATATTTAAATGAGTATAAGAAATTTTCAACTATTGCTGAGAACTTTGGTTTGGAATTATAAACATATATATATTCAACAATTATAAAATATATAATGAAAATACAATTCATGATAGCAATATTAGTAAGTGTAGCCCTTACTTCTGCTTATGCCGAAGAATCAATTGTTCAAGTACCGTTTGATTATCATGGTCAACAATGTACTTTTAATGAAGTTGCAATTGAATATCAATGTACTTGGCAAGGAACTTATGACACATTCACAATAGAAGATTTGGAAGAATACAAACACCTTCTAAGTGAGCTTCTTCCTTCTCCTCTTTCCCTCTTCTCC